ATCCCAGATAAATTTGTTTTAGTATCGGAATGGAGTAAAAATAAATTTGAAGCTATAGTAGATGTTCCTTGTGATATTTGGGAATACCCCATAGAAAACCTCCCTTCAAATAAGGATCTCTACCAAAAAGAATTACACTTTGATCCTAAATATAAACATGTAATAAATGTAGGATTATTTACTCCTGGAAAGAACCAAAGTGAGGTATTTAAAATAGCAAATCAACTTATAGATAAAAATATAATATTTCATTTTATAGGAAACCAAGCAGGTAATTTTAAAAATTATTGGGGCCCTTTAATGGAAAATATTCCTAAAAATTGTAAGGTATGGGGTGAAAGAGATGACGTACATAAATTTTTACAAGCTGGTGATTTGTTTTATTTTAGTAGTATTTTAGAATTAAATCCTTTAGTTGTTAAAGAGTCACTTTCATATAATCTTCCAATAATAATGAGACCTCTTTCTACTTATTTAGATCAATATGATAATAAATCTTTAGTTTCTTATATAGATAACGATTTAGATAAAACTAAAAACTTAATTTTAAAAAAGTTAAATCTATGATATATGACAATTTAAGTTATAATGCTTTTATTAAAAGTGAAACCGAATTGCCCCCAACTATTGATATAAATTATATAAATGGTGCTAAGGTTACTATAGGAGGATGTAATTGTAAAAACTTTAATGTAAAATTTTTTGATCATAAAACAGATAAACTTATCTATGAAACTAATTTAGATGGGGGAATGTGGGCTAAACCTAGTATACAATACTACGTAAAGTGGAGAATAGAAATTAGAAAAAATGATAAATTAATTTTAAGTCAAATTTTTAATGCTGAAAATAAAAAAGTTTATATATATTTAAGCAGTAAAGCATTAGGGGATACCTTGGCTTGGATGCCATATGTAGAAGAATTTAGAAAATCTCATAACTGTAAAGTAATATGTGCTACTTTCCACAATGACCTATTTAAGGAGCAATACCCTGAAATAGAATTTACCCCACCAGGCACTAATGTAGGAGGATTATACGCTTCATATAATATTGGATGGTTTTTTAATGAGGATGAAACAGTTTGCCTCTCTCGCCACCCAGAAACTCCTTTAAAAAATCCTCTCCAAAAAACCTCCTCTGATATTTTAGGATTACCCTATTTTGAAATAAAACCCAAATTAAATCTTTCTCCTACTTCTCCTATTATTAAAGATGAATATGTTGTTATAGCCCCTCATGGTACTAAACATTCTTCATATTGGCACCACCCTAAAGGATGGCAAACTATAGTAGATTATATAAATAACAAGGGATATAAAACTGTACTTTTATCTAAAGAGCGTTTGGGTAATAATTGGGATGATTCTAAGTTAGGAGGTACTCTTAAAAATGTCATAGATAAAACTGGAGAACAACCTTTCACAGACCTAACTAATATTATTTCGAATGCTAAATGCTTAGTAGGTATAGGAAGTGGGTTAAGTTGGTATAGTTGGGCCTTAAATACCCCCACTATACTCATCTCGGGGTTTAGTGAACCCTATTCTGAAATGGCGGAATGTTATAGAGTAACCACACCTGAGGGATACTGTACAGGATGTTTTAACAAAGAGAAATTAAATCCTGGGGATTGGCAGTGGTGCCCCTTTCATAAAGGGACGAGCAGACATTTTGAATGTAGTAAAAGTATCCTTCCTTCTACTATAATTGAAATTTTTGAAAAAGAATTAAATATTTATTAATAAAGATTATGGAACAAAAGTTATCTGAAAAAGAAATTAAAGATCTAAGGGACATTCAACAAAGTCAAGATCAACTCATTACTAATTTTGGACAATTGGAATATCAAATCCAATCCTTAGAATTAGAAAAAGATAAATTGACTGAGATGTTAGAAGATTTAAAGAAAAAAGAAGTTATAATTGGTAAAGAATTAAATTCAAAGTATGGTGATGGTATCGTTAATATAGAAACCGGAACTTTTACTCAACAAACTGAATCTTAAAAAAGAATTACATATTTATAACAAACAACATTTAACAACATGGCAGAAGCAATCGTATCACCCGGGGTATTTACACGTGAAAATGATCAATCGTTTTTAGAACAGCAACCTATTCAAGCAGGTGCTGCTATCATTGGTCCAACCGTGAAAGGACCGGTTGAAAAACCCATCCTAGTCACTTCATACAGTGATTATACTAACAGATTTGGTAGCACTTTTATTAGTGGTGGTTTACCATTCTCATATTTTACTTCAATAGCAGCTTTTAATTACTTCCAAAATGGGGGTAATACCTTATTGGTAACACGAGTTACTCAGGGTGAGTTTACACCTGCTGATGCTACTATAGACAATCCTGATGACGAAGCAGTATTTACCCTAAAAACTATTGCTGAAGGTACAATTATGAATTCAGCAGGGGCTGAAGATAGTAATGGAGCTTTAACTAATGGTACTGCTGATAACATCCGCTGGGAAGTAGCCCAAAGAGACACAGGATCAGGTACTTTTACTCTACTACTTAGACAGGGTAATGATAAAACGAATGAAAAAAGCATCTTAGAAACTTGGGCTAACGTAAGTCTAGACCCCTTCTCAGACAACTATATTTCAAAAGTAGTAGGAGACCAAAGGGAAACCTTAGTAAGTGATAATGCTGGAAACTCCTTCCTCCAACTCTCAGGATCCTATAGCAACAAAAGCAGATATGTTTACGTTGATAGTGTAGTCAAAACTACTCCTCAATATTTCGATAACGCAGGAAATCCAAAAGAGGCATTTAAACCTTCTATTCCTACAATTGCTAGTGGAACATTTGATAATGCTATCGGAAACTTATTTGGGGCAGGAGCAAAATATTACCAAGACATTGATAATGATAATACCCAAGGCTTAACTGGTGGGGATTACGAAGTGGCTATCAACATGTTAAGTAATAGAGATGCTTATCAATTTAATAGTTTAATTGTTCCTGGTTTAACATCTGATATGAGTGGTGAAGCTGCTGCTAGAATAAGTGAAATTCTAGACTTAGCAAATGTAAGAGGTGATTTCTTAGCAGTATTTGATCCTGTTACATATGGTAAACAAAATGTATCTTCTCCTGTAGATGAAGCTGGAACATTTGATTCAAGCTATGCTGCTATGTACTGGCCTTGGTGTCAAGTTCAAGACCCAGACTTAGGAACAAATGTTTGGGTACCCGCCTCTACATTAATGCCTAGTGTTTTTGCATTTAATGATAACAATGCTGAACCATGGTTCGCTCCTGCAGGTTTAAACAGAGGTGCTTTAACAAGAGTTATTAGAACTGAAAGAATACTTAGCAAAAATGATAGAGATATTCTATACTCAGGAAGAATTAACCCGATTGCTACCTTCCCCAATACTGGTGTAGTAGTATTTGGTCAAAAGACTTTACAGAAAAGAGCATCTGCACTTGATAGAGTTAATGTTAGAAGATTGCTTATTCAACTTAAAGGCTTTATTGGTCAGCTTGCTCAAAACTTAGTATTTGAACAAAACACTACTGCTACTAGAAATTCTTTCCTATCTGAAGTTAATCCTTATCTAGAAACAGTACAACAAAGACAAGGTTTATATGCATTTAGAGTAGTAATGGATGATTCCAATAATACTCCTGATGTTGTAGATAGAAACCAGTTAGTAGGTCAAATATTCTTACAGCCTACCAAAACAGCTGAATTTATAGTTCTCGACTTTAATGTCCTACCAACAGGAGCTGAGTTTCCATCTTAATAAAAACTAGAATTTATAATATTTATAACAAAACAACAACATGGCAGTATTAGATCCAAACGAAATATTCTTTACGGCATTTGAGCCTAAAGTAAAAAATAGATTTATCCTTTACGTGGATGGTATTCCTAGCTACGTAATTAAAAAGGTAGGAGCTATTGGATTTGACCAAGGTGAGCAAATATTAAACCACATTAACGTTTACAGAAAAATTAAAGGTAAACTAAAGTGGAATGATGTTGAATTAACTTTACACGACCCAATTACCCCCTCAGGAGCCCAAGCAGCAATGGAATGGGTTAGACTCCATCATGAATCTGTAACAGGTAGAAACGGTTACTCTGATTTCTATAAAAAAGATGTAACACTAAATGTTTTGGGACCTGTGGGTGATATAATTAGTGAATGGATTCTTAAAGGTGCTTTTATCAAAACAGCTAACTTTGGAGAGTATAGTTGGGATGAGGATGGTACCCCACAAGAGTTAACAGTTAATCTTGGAATGGATTACTGCGTCTTGAACTTCTAATACAAGCCAAAATAATTATACAAAAGGAGCGTACGAAAGTGCGCTCCTTTATTTTTTCTATATATTTATATCAAACAAAAGTTATTAAAAATGAGTGACGAAAAATTTAAGTTCCCAACAGAGATTGTTGAATTACCTTCAAAGGGTCTAGTTTATTCTGAAGACAACCCTCTTTCAAGTGGTAAAATTGAAATGAAATATATGACCGCTAAGGAAGAGGATATTCTTACCAACCAAAATTACATTAACAAAGGCACAGTAATCGATGAGTTACTCAAATCCCTTATTATATCGGATATAAAATATGATGATTTA